GCCCATACCGGCGGCTTACCATCCGGATACTGGATCTTGTTTGTAAAAACCTCGCTTTCAATAAATTTTTTTCCGTGACAGCAGGGGCACTGTTTTTTGCTCGCCGCGCTACGGGCATAATCTTCAAACGCATACGAAGCCATAATACGCATCACTGCCGGTTTTATTTCTGCCGGGAGTTTTCTTAACGCCGCCACGCGATCACACCGACTGAGTGCATATTCTGTCAGCAATTCTGTTGCCCGCTCTCTGTCATTCATACTAATGCCCATTTTCCCAAGGAACGCAGAAACCCCCATCTCAGCCCGATTCTGTGTCATGCCCTGCGCGGCCATCACATCAGTGATACTCAGCGCATCTTTCGACGTTGAGGCCGATGCATCAGTCAGGCCGGGGGATTTTGGGGAGTAGTATTTCGGTAAATCTTCCAGTTTCATTTTTTGACCTGCTCTTCATGCATTATGGGGTAAATCTTCACCCCCAGACGTCCACCAGATACTGGCTGACCACGAACGATATTGATTTCATCAAACTGCTCATCGTCCATTAGCAACCCCGCATGCGTCAGCGCATCCAGCGGCGCTTTCAGAATATTGTCCAGGTCACGGCGGCGCTTATCCGGTGGTTCTGCAATAATTTTTATTGCCAACCTTCCGGACAGGCTTAATTTCAGCCGCTGCTGGCGAACAATAAGCGCCACTGCCCGGCGATAACGCTCCCCGGCTTTTGATACAAAATATGTGCTGCCACGACGACGCCAGTAAGTGTTCACCGTCGGCGGGTAAGGTAAAACAAATTCTATGCGCTCGGTCATTTATGCTTTCCACTTCAGAACACCCGAATTTCTCGCGTGCATTAAAAAACGAATCAGCAACAACAGCTGACTGCCGTGTTTCTCTTCAAAATCTTTTACTCCGGCATGTAGTTCGTTACGGCATTTACGGCATAACGGAATAACAAACAAATCATCAGCCTTTGTTCCCATCCCTCCCAGTCCATGACCAATGATGTGATGCGGATCATCTGCCTGATTGCCACACGTCATGCATTTCTGCGTTTTTACCCAGCGCGTGTATACAGGCATCTCTTCCCGTTGTGATTTCTGGCGCTGGAGATACTGAGCCGGTGACTCCGGATCAACGGCAATGCTGACCACCGTCTTTTCCTGTGGTGGGTTCTGTTGCTGGTGGACGTGAGGCAGTAACGCAATATTTTTTGTGCGCTGCTTCAGTATGCTGGTGGCTGTCTGCTCTCCCGGTATGATGTCGCTTTCACTGTACACAGAGCGAATTTTTTCCGCACGCAACCCCAGCGAACGACGTAATACCGCTTCCGGTAGCGCGTCCGCCACCTGATTGCGGACCGCCCACCAGGATAATTCAGCCAGAGATAATTCACGCTCCTGCGTACCGCTTATTGCGTGACCGATGACGTCAATCATCCATGCTGACAGGTTTTGATGAGCAAGTTGCTCGAGTGATTCGGATGTCTGGTCACGCAGCTGGTTGTCGCAGTGCCAGCACAACACCATTGCGCCGGTACCATAACGGTGAATGACGGTTTCGCTGTGATGATAATCGCCGTGTGGCCACTGGCAGGATTTAATATGGCGCAACAGCCAGTCAGACAATGCACCAGCACCACCAGCAGCACGAATCACCCGTGCGTTACTGAAAAACGGCAGCAATGTTTTGTCTTCCACCAGCGGCTGGCGAGCGGCAGGAACGACCCCGGACGGCAGATTACGCATGCTTTTTGGTTCCGGCTCCACCAGTATTCTGCCGTTATGGAATGCTGACATTGATTCACGGCCTGGCTTAACGATAACCAGACCGAGTTCCGGTACCAGAACAGGTCGAAGTAATACCCGCACATTACCTCCAGATCCGTTGCTGGAATGTGCGGGACGGACGCGTTGGCCGTTCGGAGTAAGGGAGCCTGACGGAGATTATCCAGTGACGGTAGTCGAGGCTAAGGGCTTTTTTAACCTCGCATCCGCGCCTGCGGTAACACTGAATGAGCCATTCGGCCTGTTCTTCAGTGCATGGGGGATGCTGGTACCAATCAGATTTAAATGCGTGAGAGCGCCGCCCGTGCCTGCTGGCAAAGACGGCTGAATTATCAGAATTGTGTAGTCTGGAATTTTGCGCCATCGGCTTTCTCCGGTGGCACAGTGTTACTCAACAGGGGTTCAGCCCTGCGCTGAATTGTAGATGAATTCACTCATCTTCAAAAGCAGAAAAACCAGCCTTAATCCCAGCTTCTTTCAGAGACGGCAACGATGTGACAAATTCATTTGCACGCGAAATAAAACCATCCGTCACAAGCCCATCCACAAAATGAATTAACGCAGCTCCACTCTTCCTTTGTTGAGACTGTAAACATTTAATACGGCAGTGGCTGACAATAGCGCCATTCTCAACGCGCACAGTATAGAGGCCATCTTCACTAAAAATTTCACGTAATTCTTCGATTTTCATCAACAGAATCCTTCCAGATAAATAGCACTCCCCTGTTCGGGGTCCATCCCTCTTCTCCCTGCGCGCTACTTAAGTATTTTTGATTCTATTCCGGCACCATCTAAAACTTCAAACGCGTTGAAAATAAAAACAAAAACCCGCCGAAGCGGGTTAAGTGTGGGTGCATTGAGGATGCCTGACCCATCAGAGGTGGCGAGGGATTTCTCCCCCGCCTGGTCTCTTACTCCTCAGGTTCGTAAGCTGTGAAGACAGCGACCTCCGTCTGGCCGGTTCGAATTCGTACCTCGCAGAGGTCTTTCCTCGTTACCAGTGCCGTCACTATGACGGTTAAACAGATGACGATCAGGGCGATTAACATCGCCTTTTGCTGCTTCATAGCCTGCTTCTCCTTGCCTTTCGGCACGTAAGAGGCTAACCTAGATTTGCCGTTCATAGATTGAGCCTCAGATTAATGTTAAGCGTCTTGCCGGACGCGTAATGTTAACTGGGGCTTTTCTCTATCTGCCTTTTGGTGTTCATGCCTGAGACAGATAGCCTCAAGCACCCGCTGCAATTCTACTTAACTCTCCTTTTCCCGCAAACCGTTTTTATCCCCAGCGGCAAATCGAATACACCACCAGCGCCACCGCCATCGCAATTCCTACCGTTGTTAATGCTTCAGGCCAGGTCATCGTAAAATATCCTCCACGCTTATCAGTCCGTTCCGCTCCAGATAACTCATCGCCTTATCCGGTAATTTGCAGTCTGGCTTCGCTTTTCTCAGTTGCCAGGTTAACTGCTTTACCAGCATGGTTAACTCATCGACCAGACGCTGATATCCCACTGGTTTGTATTCATGCAATTTACCGGCTGGCTCTGCTGCCAGCGATACCAGTGCGATTTCCAGAACAGCAATATCCATCTTATATGTGCGGATGATGTCATGGTCGATTGTGCCCGGTATGCACAGTCTCTGTGCTTCAATAGTCTCCTCTGCGTGAGCTATTAACTGCTCTCTGGTAAAAGTCGTCATGCCGTAGCCCCTTCTTGATATTTTTCAAACCAGAACACAACCGGCTCTGCTTCCAGCGATGCCAGCGCAATCCGTGCCAGTTCCATTTGTTCACCACGGGTAAGCCCGTTTTCAAGCGGGTTTTTAATGAACAATTCAATACGTTCTTTGGTAATAGTGGTCATGTGTTACTCCTTAACCCGCAGTGCTTTCAACTGATGAGGGGAACAAAATCTTTTCATCAAACCCTGCATTCATATCATGAACAGCAACACACCAATCCATCGACGAACGATTATCAAGAGCCTCCATGATTTCATCCATGCGGCGTAGGTCATACAGGTAAATGCTTTTATCGCCAATGGTGTAAAAGCCAATTTTTTTCGGTGATGGATGAGGTGTACTGGCAATAGCGGACACTACCATTTGTTCTTTTTTTAAGCAGCCATCTGATGNATCGGGCATTATCTGAACATAAAACACTATCAATAAGTTGGAGTCATTACCAAAAAAACCGCCGAAACGGGTTAAGTGCGGGTGCGTTGAGGATGCCTGACACATCAAAGGTGGCGGGAGATTACTCTCCCGCCTGGTCACTCTTACTCTCTAGATTCGTAGTCTACGAAAACAGCGACCTCCGTCTGGCCGATTCGGATTCGTACCTCGCAGAGGTCTTTCCTCGTTACCAGTGCCGTCACTATGACGGTTAAACAGATGACGATCAGGGCGATTAACATCGCCTTTTGCTGCTTCATAGCCTGCTTCTCCTTGCCTTTCGGCACGTAAGAGGCTAACCTACATTTGTGAGACATAGATTGGGCCTCAGATTAATGTTAAGCGTCTTGCAGGACGCGTAATGTTAACTGGGGCTTTTCTCTGTCTGCCTTACAGTGACATACCCGAGGCAGACAGCCTCAAGCACCCGCAGCAATCTTACCGACACCGATAAGAAAACGCTATTTTTTATTGCCAGCACCATCTATCCAGGCTAGTTTATCTGCGTCAGAACGGCGCAATGCGCTCGCCTGAGATACGTTTACTTGCCATGGTAACAACAGGTAACGGCAATTGCTGTTTCTGTTTTGTTTCCTTCAAAAACCCCGGACCATCAATCCGGGGTTTTTGTTTGTTAACCCCAACGGCAAATCGAATACACCACCAGCGCCACCGCCATCGCAATTCCTACCGTGGTGAATGCCTCAGGCCAGGTCATTGATTCACCTCCTGCGGTGGTTCCGGTAGCGGCATCCAGTGAGTTGAGCTCTCTACTTCAACGCCGTCTTTGTCCACAAAAGCCATCTTATTCCCGCCACGAGTGGGGCAAAAAACCTTATCCCAGGAACCGGGGAATACATTCCCGAGATCATCGAGAAGAATCACATCGCAATATTCAGCAGGAACTGCATCACTACAGCTTATCCAGCCAGCCGGAGCTACCGGAGAGTTGCCAGCCTTACGCATGGCCATTTCCACGATTTCAACCATATCTCCTGGTGGAATTTTACAAAGTTGCCCAATACATTTCTGCTGCCTGGCATATTCGAGAATGTGCTCCAGTTTGGTTCGATTAATCATTATTTATCTCCCTTAAGCATGGCAGCGCGGCAGGCGTTCCAGCCATCAACATAATCAAACGTATTACTATCGTTTGGCCCGATTTCATCCGGCACTATCGGCTCTGGTTGGATAGTGACGTTGGCAAAGGCAGCACGCAAACCGGTTTTAATTTCTTCGATTTCATCAGAGCCAAGCGATGAATCTGACAGTGCGTGATGGAATGCGTAAGCCATGTCGTCGTTTACTGCAACCGGCACTGCCGGCGCTGCGTAAAGCGGTGTTATATCTGCCCGAAAATCACATGCTTTATGCAGTCGTACCCAACACTCAACTTCCGCTTTGTCAAAATATATAGCAGTGAACGTATTAGATTCCTGGTCAACTTGAGTAAACGTCACCTTCCACGCTACAGCTACGGCTTTCCATCCATCAGGTTGTCGCATTCGCGGGGCAGCATAAAGCTCATGCATTCCATCAGGCAGCGAGTGACCCACATACTCACCGAACCCGTCAATACACATGCCCCCATCTTCAACAATGCATTCCGCTACAGGCTCTGCTTCCAGTGATGCCAGAGCGATAAGCGCCAGTTCACGAATTTCACCGCCGTCTATATCGTCAATATCATCGCGGCCAGAAATGTTAGCCAGCCATTGCAGTCGCTCTTTGGTAATAGTGGTCATGCCGTAGCCCCTTCTTGATATTTTTCAAACCAGAACACAACCGGGTCAGATTTCATTTCAACCAATCCCATACGAACCAGCGCTTTGCCTTTCCCGGACGCAAGGAATTCACGACGACCATCACTGATAATTCGTCGATAATCTTCCAGGCTACTGCAATGCTTGTGCAGATTGCATGGGTGGCATGCTGGTACCATGTTGGATATATCGTCACGTTCCTGGTGAAGCATATTTCCATCAAAACGAATGACCGGTTTTACATGGTCTGCATGCCACTTTTCGCCAAGTTCGCAGCCGCAATAAGCGCAGCGACCACCGAACTTCATGCGCAGTTCTGCACGTTGTTTTTTCGTCAGTGCCATATCAGCTTTCCTTATACGGATTAATTTTATTGTGCAGTGTGTTGAATGACGCCCATACCACGTCGTTATACAATTCAATAACTGGCTCAATTATTTTTCCGATTATCCAGACAAAAATTAGCGGGGATATCGGTGTCATCAACACGATAAACAGAATGAGAAACAGGAATTCTGTTGTTCTACTCTTTCGCGGATATTTTTTTCTAAATAATGTAACCATTCATTACCGCCCTTTCGAGCGGTCTCCTGATGATTTGAGGGTGCAGAAATCCCTCCGGTTAAGGATTANTAACTCATCGACCAGACGCTGATATCCCACTGGTTTGTATTCATGCAATTTACCGGCTGGCTCTGCTGCCAGCGATACCAGTGCGATTTCCAGAACAGCAATATCCATCTTATATGTGCGGATGATGTCATGGTCGATTGTGCCCGGTATGCACAGTCTCTGTGCTTCAATAGTCTCCTCTGCGTGAGCTATTAACTGCTCTCTGGTAAAAGTCGTCATGCCGTAGCCCCTTCTTGATATTTTTCAAACCAGAACACAACCGGCTCTGCTTCCAGCGATGCCAGCGCAATCCGTGCCAGTTCCATTTGTTCACCACGGGTAAGCCCGTTTTCAAGCGGGTTTTTAATGAACAATTCAATACGTTCTTTGGTAATAGTGGTCATGTGTTACTCCTTAACCCGCAGTGCTTTCAACTGATGAGGGGAACAAAATCTTTTCATCAAACCCTGCATTCATATCATGAACAGCAACACACCAATCCATCGACGAACGATTATCAAGAGCCTCCATGATTTCATCCATGCGGCGTAGGTCATACAGGTAAATGCTTTTATCGCCAATGGTGTAAAAGCCAATTTTTTTCGGTGATGGATGAGGTGTACTGGCAATAGCGGACACTACCAT